AAAGAAGTGCAAGTTTTACTGGCTATACCTAAGTTTTTATAAAAAGTTCCTAATTTTATTAAAATGTATATCCCGGTGAATAAGGTGCTGTACGTTGATGTCATTGAATTGAAAATTCGTGACACTTGGGCTGCCATTGAGAGTTACTTAATGGACACCCCGTACTGCAGAACGGTGGAATCGGGCTTCTGGTTCTGGAAGGAAACTCACTGCGAGTTGAGATGGGTCCCCCTGATGGTTACCATCCTCCTCGCTTTGGTTTCCTATTTCGGATTGAAGCGAATAGTTCGAGGCTGCCTCAAGCCACGCAGAAGGGTCACTTACGAAGTGGATCCCCTACTTACCCAGCAGGAGAGCTTGGTAATAGGGAAGCCATTAATGCCAGGAGGCAAGCAACCAAAGTGCCAGGTTACGCTTGCCACGCGCCGTAATGACGTCCGTCTGCTGATGGGGGGCGGCTTTAGGTTGTTGGATTATTTGGTGCTTCCAACACATGTTATGCACGCGGGCCAAGGCAAGGTTTACGTTCTAGCCAACGATAAAGAGTTAGAAATACCCAAGGATGCCGAGACTATCGATTTGGCAGCGGACCTGTTGGCTGTGAAAATCTCACAAGCAGAATGGTCTAAAATCGGAGTCTCTCAGGCCAAGCTTGGACCTATGTCAGGAACGCCCACCGTGCAAGTGACGTCGCCATGCGACCAAAAGTTTTCGATTGGTTACCTCAAACTCGCCAAGTCTTTTGGCAGAGTTGAGTATGACTCATCGACCCAACCCGGATTCAGTGGAGCAGCCTACATGAATGGAAATGTCTGTCTAGGCATGCATCTACATGGGGGAGTTGTTGCTGGAGGCTATGAAGGCCTTTACATCTATGCCCGACTCAAACACCATCTGTACATGAATGGTGTGGAGGACGAGGCTAGTAAAACGTCCCCCGGAGGATCCGATTGGGCGCCTGACTACCACGATATCAACGAGTTCGAAGAACTCGAGCAGAAAATCGTGGATGGGAAGAGCGAACGTAGGGCGATAGTGCGACTAAAGTCAGGGCACTATCACATAACCAGAGGAGAATTGCTGGACAAGATCAACAGACTGCGTGATTCAAACGCTTGGGCCGACCAAATGGAGGCCGAGGATGCTCAAGCGCAACTCGACAATAAGGAGTACATTCCCGAGGCAGCCATCCATCCCGGAAAAGGAGTAGAGTTTTCGGGGGAAGGCCAGCGACCAGCGGGGAGGGCCGCCCCTGGTCAGGAGCAATCGAGGTCCCATTCGGATTCGAAATCGTCGAACGGAGAGCCGCGACGACCACGCACCGAGCGGGACAGGCTTCTGCTAGAATTGTCGAGTGTATCGAATCTGCAGCTGCGAGAATACCTGACCTCCGTGAAGAATGGGAGAAGGCAAGCAAGGGCTATGTCCTTGCAGATACCTCCTCAGGAGCGGAATGGAAATCGTTCTGCTCTCAATTCAACGGAGTCCAGAGTCTAAAGCAGGCTCACGAGCCTCCAACGGATGAGGAGAAGCGTGTCGCGCAAGCATACCTTTATGACCAGTACTCTAGAGTTATGCATAGTGGATACGTTATTCCAGCCGATTGGAATTCGAAATCACGGTTTATGACATTGCTACTGACATTGGACTATTCATCTTCACCAGGATACCCCTACCTGCGTGAAGCACCTACTATTGGAAAATGGCTCAGGACGGACGAGTGTGGATCATTTGATCCAGTGCAAGTGGAGCGGCTATGGTATGACGTTAACATGGTCATGGCTGGCTCTTATGAGCACTTGTTCAGAGCATTCGTAAAGGACGAACCGCACAAAATAGCGAAAGCTAAGGAGAATAGGTGGCGATTAATCATTGCTTCCTCTCTCCCAGTGCAGATGGTCTGGCGAATGCTCTACACTGGACAGAATGAAGCGCTCAACAAGTACCACGATTGGTGCCCTTCCAAGCATGGCTTCGTGTTTTGCTACGGCGGTTGGATGAAATTCATCGCCCAAGCTAAGACCAAAGGCCTTAATGTTTCGAGGGACATCAGTGGGTGGGATGTCGGAGCTCCAGGGTGGGTGTTCGAGGTAGTGGGGGCATGGCGAGAGAGTTGGCCGCGTGCGACCGATTCATGGATTCGGGTCCACCGAATGATGTACGATGATGCTTATAAGAGTTCGCGAATAATATTCTCGAATGGAGTGGTCGTACGTCAACTATTCGGTGGTTTCATGAAATCAGGTTTGTTTAACACCATTTCAGACAACTCTCTTGCAATGGGCGCGATTCACAGTCTAGCTTGTGTGCGCTCTGGGCTTCCATTTGGCCACTACATTGTTACAGGCGATGACATCGCCCAAAGTACCGTTAGTGCAGGCTATTTGGATGCCTTGTACAAGCTAGGATGCAGGGTTAAGGAAGTCCTTTACCATCTCGAGTTTATGGGAGTGAATTTCTCCTCCGGTAAGCCCGAACCAATGTATACTCAGAAACATCTGTTTAATTTGCTGACAAAGGAACAATTCATAGCTGAAACTATGGATTCGTATTGCCGGTATTATGCAGAATCCTCTAAGTACCATTGGTTCACAGAGATAGCGAAGGAGCTGGCGGTTCCAGTCAAGTCGCGATGGTTTTACCAATTTTGGTATTCGTCGCCTCTGGCTGAAATATACCATAAATTAGGCTAGGCCCTGGCCGTTCCGTGATGCGATTAGAGATTCAACAACTTTGGCGGGTTGTTGAGTTCACGCATCATGTCTTAGTGTGTCTCATTAGGGGGGC